GGGACAGGTAAAAAACCAAAAGGTTCAGGAAGGAGATTATACACCGATGAAAATCCAAAAGATACTGTTAGAATTAAATTCGCGACTCCGAGTGATGCTCGCAGGACGGTCGCGAAGGTTAAAAAGATTAATAAGACGTTTGCGAGGAAAATTCAGATCCTAACCGTTGGAGAACAGCGTGCCAAGGTTATGGGTAAATCAAAAGTCGCTGCTATATTTAAGAAAGGTAAAGATGCTATTAGAAGAACTAGAACTGATAAGTAAAATACAAAAAAACCTAAAAGACTCCTATCAAAATGTAGGGGACAGCATGATAAGTGGTGGTGTTGACAATATGGAGAAATACAAGTATCTATTAGGACAAGCACATGCTTATTATAAAATATCACAGGATATCTCTAACCTGCTGAAAAAGAAGGAGCCAAATAATGAAGTTACGACCAACCCAACCAATGTCGTCAGATTCGACGCCACCAAAGATTAAACTAGCTTTAGAAGAAAAATATAAAGAAGAAGATAAAAAAGAAACTGAAGCTTACGATCGTTTAAAAACAAAAGAGTCAGCTAAACTACCTAAACCTACTGGATGGAGAATATTAGTTCTTCCATTTAAGATGCCTGAAAAAACTAAGGGTGGATTATTTTTAGGACAGGATACTTTAGAAAGACAACAAGTAGCATCAACATGTGGACTTGTTTTAGAGATGGGACCACATTGTTATGACAAAGATAGATACCCAGAAGGTCCTTGGTGTAAAAAAGGCGAGTGGGTTATTTTTGCAAGATACGCTGGATCTAGAATTCAGATAGATGGCGGGGAGGTTAGATTGCTAAATGATGATGAAGTTTTAGCAACCATCGAAAAACCCGAAGACATACTTCATCAATTTTAACATAGGAGAGCGCTATGCCAGAAGAAGAAAAAAAGACAGTAGACATAGATACATCCGGGCCTGAAGTTGAGGTAGAGTTACCAGAAATTAAGGAGGATAAAAATGAAACTGTTGAAAACAATACTGAGTCCACAGACTCAATTGAGAAACCTAGTGAGCAGCCTGCTGTTCAAACTAGCGAAGAAAAGAAAGAGCCACAACAAACGAAAGAATTAGAAGAATACTCAGAAGGAGTAAAAAGAAGAATTGCTAAACTAACTAAAAAAATGCGAGAGGCGGAACGTAGAGAAGAAGCTGCAACGCTTTACGCAAGAGGTGTTTTAGATGAGCAAGAAAAATTAAAATCAAGACTAGCTAAATTAGATACAGGCTATGTATCTGAGATGGAAGGTCGAGTAAAATCAAGTATGGAGGCAGCCGTTGCAAAACTAGCAAAGGCTAGAGAAGATAACAATCTTAAAGATGAAGTATCTGCTCAAGCTGAAATATCAAGATTAGGTTATGAAGAGGCAAGACTTAATGACTTAAAATCAAAACAAGTTAAAGAAGAAAAACCTGTTGAACAACAAGAGGAGTTAAATCAACCCATACCTAGAAGAATAGATCCAAAGGCTCAAGAGTGGGCTGAGAAAAATACTTGGTTTAATAAAGATTTAGTTATGACCGAAGGGGCTAAAGCAATCCATAGACAATTAGTAGAGGAGGAAGGCTACGATCCTGTTAATCAATCAGAGGAATATTATTCTGAAATTGACAAAAGAATAGCTCTTGAATTTCCTCACAAATTTGTTAAAAAGGAGGAAGAAACGACTAAGCCTACTCAAACTGTTGCATCAGCAACGCGTAGTAGCAGATCTGGTCGCAAAACCCAAAGACTCACACCGTCTGAGGTAGCAATTGCTAAAAAATTAGGTGTGCCACTCGATAAATATGCTGAACAAAAAGCAAAACTCACGACTAAGGAGGCGTAAGAGATATGAGTAATGATAAAATAAAAGCCGACAATCGTGCGAGTCAGGTTAAAAGTGACGATAAAAAAATTGAATCACAAGCTTCAATGGTGAAACCACCAGAACAAGCAAAGCCTTGGACTCCACCATCATCTTTAGATGCACCCCCTGCGCCAACAGGATTTCAACATAGATGGCTAAGGGCTGAATCATTAGGATTCCAAGATACGAAAAATATTGCAGGAAGACTAAGATCCGGATACGAGCTTGTAAGAGCTGACGAATATCCAGATTCAGACTACCCAGCTATTGAAGATGGCAAATACAAGGGGATGATCGGAGTTGGTGGCCTAGTGCTGGCTAGGGTGCCCGTAGAGATTGCAAAAGGTAGAAATGAATACTACCAAAGAATGCATGACGACAAAGTTAAAGCTGTCGATAACGATCTCATGAGGGAACAGCATAGAAGTATGCCGATCAATATTGATCGTCAATCTTCGACAACCTTCGGTGGCTCAAAGAAAAGTTAATTTTTTAACAATTCAAAGTCCGCCGGATAAACTAACAATGTCTAAGGAGGACAACTATGGCGACTAATCAAGACGCACCTTTTGGTCTAAAACCAATTGGTAAAGTTGGTCAAAACAGAGACAACCAAGGTTTATCCGAGTATGATATAGCTGCTTCGGCAACTGCTATCTACTTCAACGATCCTGTCAAAATGAAATCTGACGGAACAATTGAAGTTGCAGGTGCAGGAGGAGCAATACTAGGTTCCTTGGGTGGTATCTTTTTTACCGACGCAACAACAAGCAAGCCTACGTTCGCGAATCACTTAAACGCATCAAACACAGCGACTGATATCGTTGGGTTTGTTAGTGACGATCCGTACGAAAGGTTTGAAATACAAACAAACAACTCTAGCGCATCGCAAAAAACTGACATCTTTAATGTTGCAGATATTGCGTACGCAGCTGGAAGTTCACCTGACTTCGTGTCACAAGTTGAATTAAATGATTCAACTTTAGCGAATGGTTCATCTGCTACTTTGCAGATCCTAGGTTTATCTAGAGATCCATCAAACAATACAGTTGGCGCTGCCAACGTGAATTGGATCGTTAGAATAAACGAACACGAGTTAGACATGAACGTAAATGGAGTATAAGGAGGATAACTATGGCCATTTCTAGAGGACAACTAGTTAAAGAACTAGAGCCAGGTTTGAATGCCTTATTCGGCCTGGAATATAATCGTTATGAGAATCAGCATGCTGAGATCTATACTACTGAAAGTTCAGACAGAGCGTTTGAAGAGGAAGTAATGTTATCAGGATTTGCTCAAGCTCAAGTTAAACCAGAAGGTTCAGGTGTAGCTTTTGACAACGCTCAAGAGACTTACACTGCAAGATACCAACACGAAACTGTTGCTCTTGCCTTTTCAATAACTGAGGAAGCAATCGAAGATAACTTGTACGACCAACTTTCATCTAGATATACAAAAGCATTAGCTAGATCTATGGCGAACACTAAACAAGTAAAAGCTGTTAGCCCGTTAATTAACGGTCTACCATCTGGAAGCTTCACGTCTGGTGACGGTGTAACTTTGTTTAACACTGCTCACCCAACAATTGCTGGTAATGTAAAAAATACATTATCAACAGCAGCGGACTTGAATGAAACTTCATTAGAGCAATCATTGATTGACATTGCTGCATTAACAGACGAAAGAGGTCTGAAAATTGCTGCAAGAGGAGTAAAAATGATTATTCCTAGTGAGTTACAATTCACAGCTGAAAGATTGATGAAGACACAAGGTAGAGTAGGAACAGCTGATAATGACATCAACGCAATAGCTTCAATGGGAATGATCCCACAAGGCTACAGAATCAATAATTTCTTAACTGATACTGATGCGTTCTACATTATCACTGATGTACCTAACGGTATGAAGTATTTCGAAAGATCTCCTATCAAAACAGCGATGGAAGGTGATTTCGATACTGGTAACGTAAGATACAAAGCTAGAGAAAGATATTCATTTGGAGTATCTGACTTCAGAGGTATCTTTGCATCACCAGGTGCTTAATATCTGATTTTAGGGGGCGAACATATTTTCGCCCCCTTTTTTATTTAGAAAGGAAAAATGTCCCCAAAACAATTCAGAGTCCAAATATCTGCATATCAAATGTACGCAGATTTTAATATAACCTGCATCGAATCACCGCTTGACATAGAAAACGCTATTATTGACAGATTAGGAAAAGGTGATATAAAATGGGAGTATCTTGGAGAAATGAACGATCCCAAGGTAAAACGAATAACCTATGAGGAGGTTATTGATGGAGAACATGATGCAACATCTAAACGACCTTTACGTAAAGAAGAGAGGTCTGGATCTCGAATGGGAGCAGGAGCATCTTAAAGAGGGTAGATATACTCTCAATATGGTTAAGATTGACAGAAAAGTCAGAGACGTAATTAGCCATATTAAAATGGCAGAAGCTCAAAGAGAGCATATGCTAAATAAGATAGAAGACGCTGCACCTGAAGTTTCAGTAGCTACTTAATAAAAAAGCTACATCGTTGGAAAATTCTGATCCACATTACAGGCTCTCTTGCACTCTACACAAATCTAGTATATAAAATAATCACTATACAATTAATTAGAACATAGACGCGTATAGTCGACGGCCTAGAGACTATGTTCGGAAACTAG